TAAGTTTCTACCCTTCGCTTTCGCTGAACTCGTCTTCATCTAATTCTCCATCATTATGTAATGCTTCACCGCAACATGGACAAAACTTTACAGGCAACTCGTTATATACTTTTATCTTTACCTCTGCCTCGCAATTATCACATATTATCATAAAGCGAAACCTTTGAAACTGTCTTTTTCGACATCTTGTTTTATACCTCCTACAACATAGGATTCAATCTCTGTTTCCTGTGGTGCATTTTGCAATCCTCTACTATTTAACCAATGTTCAGTCCATGGTAAAGGATTTTGGTTTGCTGGTTGGTCATACAATGGTTTTAATCCTATTGCTCTCATTCTTTTGTTTGCAATAAATTCAACATAATTATGTAATAGTTTATCGTTAAGACCAATCATTGAACCATCTTTAAATAGATAATTTGCCCAACGTTTTTCTTGATCAACGGCGTCTTTATACATTTGTATTACGTTATCCTCTTCTTCTTTAATAACTTCTAACATTTCTTTATCGTTCTCTTTGTTCTTATAATTTTTAATTATATGTTGAGAAACTGCTAAATGTTGACTTTCGTCTCTTGCAATTAAAGAAATTATTTTTGCACTACCTTCCATAAGTTTTAATTCACCAAACGCAAACGAACAAGCGAATGATACATAAAAACGAACACCTTCTAATATGTTCACATTTACTAAAGCACGCCACAGTTTTCTTTTTAATTCTTTAGTGGTAAGACCTTGTACTGTACCATCAAGTAACCATCTTTGACCGTCATTGATTAGTTCATCATAAGTCTTTGTGACACTTTCTGCTCTTTCTGTTATATACTTATCTGTTAATATTTTATCAAAAACATCAGACGGATTAGAATATACATTTTTAATTATATATGTATATGATCTAGAATGAATACTTTCCATAAAATCCCATATTAATATACAACTTTCTAGTTCTGGCAATGAGCAAAATGGCAAAAATGCTAAACATGGGCCACGACCTTGTACACTATCTAATAATGTTTGATATCTAAGATTACTTGTAAAGATATGTTTTTGTTCTGGTCTTAATTCTTGCCAGTCATTTCTATCTTTTTGTAATGAGACTTCTTCAGGTCTCCAAAACAAACCTAGTTGATGTTGAGTTAATTTATCAAAGATAGGATACTTAAACATATCAAACCTTTGTACTGCATTATCTTCACCAAAAAACATTGGTTGTTTTGTAAAATCTACTTTTGCATTTTTATTGTAAACACTCTTTGCCATTTTATTTTATATCTCCTTATAATATTCTTTCTGTCTGTGGTATAAATCTTTTAGACTTTCTACCTTACTGTCTTTGTCTAGTAAACTTCTAAACAATTCTTTATTCGTACTCCATTCTCTACCAGTCCACCATTCAAAACCATTATAGTGTGATTTATACTCACACACATTTTCATACGCATATGAGGAATAATAAAACATAAATCTCATATCTCTATACAAAGTACACTCAAAGTTTTGTGCAACTGTACCTAAACTTAATTCAGGATTTTCATAGTCCCAAGCAAATTCACCTGCAACTACTGACTTTTTAAATCTAGTTAATTGTGTGTATGCAATTATTTTATCATTATGCCAGTAAACAAAATAATCTTTATTACCATACGGTTTATCAACTAACTGACTACTGTGATCATCATAACCTTTATGTTTACAATACTTTTTAAATATTATATCACATTGGTCTTGCCAAGGATTGTTATCAGGATAATATCTACCTATAACTTCATTCTTCAAGTATTGTCTATGTTTCTTTTTCACATGAAACTTATCTAAATCAATTCTTGTAGTCCTTGATTGTATCCACAATTGTTTGTCTGTCTGATAAAAAAAGGCGTCCATAGGTGTCCAACCTAAATCTAACGCCTGATCTTCTTCTTCTTTATCAACTTCGGCTAATGCAAGTCCGTATATTATATCATACTTTGTTGTATTGCCATAAACGTGGTCATAAAATACTTTCACTATTCCTCATCATGTTTATGTTTTTGATGTATAGGACCTATTGGTGTTTGGTCTTCATCTACATTAAACTGGTCAGGTTTTTCTCTTTCCCATTGTGTAAAATAACTATCGTCTGTAATACTATCTTCTCTAGTATTTTCAACAGTATAAAAATTTTGATCAATAAGATAACCTGGATTACCTGTTAGTCTTTCTTCCATAAATGCGTCATCATACCATATTGTTCTATTATTAGGATATGCGAAAAAGTTTCCGTCATCCATTCTAAACATATGGGCACACTTATGCTCTGGGTCTTCACTAAAGTTTGTATCTAACATTGCGGCTTTGTCTTCCCAACCAAAGTCAATTGTAAACATGTAAGTACCTTTTCGTTTCTCACCATGCCAGTCAACTAACTCTGCTCTACAATTCGCTAGTCTGTTTCTTTTTTGTACACTTACATATGAACTGAAACAATCCCAATACATATGAATATTCATAGGGTATTGAGGTGCGTCTTTCTTCCACACAAAAGCGTTTAGTGGTCTTCTTGTCCAGTTTACACCGTTAGGTAATAAACATTCAAATAATATTGCTCTACGTTCCATACAGTTTACAGTATGTACATCAGCAAAAGTAAATTCACCGTGACCTTTAGTGTGATTGTATAGGTATTCGTTTCTTATATAAGCACTAAAGGGTGGTATGTTATGGTTTAAATATGGCATATTCTCTCCTATATAGCACAACTTTCACAATACTCATCATATTCTTCGTCTGTGTTAAATTCTTTTCTTGTTTTTAATTCGTTTTCAGGACCGCCTATATTGTGTTGCGGTTCATCACCATCATTTTTACCGTCATATGTATTTTGATAGTATGATGTTTTCCAACCTAATTTATATGTCATTAATAAATCTTGTGCCATTGTAGATAGTGGCACTTCATTACCATCATAGTTCTCGGGATTGTAAGACCAGTTACCTGATATCGCTTGATCAAAATATTTCTGCATTACTGCAACGATATTTATATAACCTTCATTACTAGGCATATCCCATAACAATGTATAATAATTTTTGATGTTAGGATAACCTGGTACGATTTGTTTTAACGGTCCTTTTTTTGATTTTTTAACGGACAAGTAATCACGTGGCGGTTCAATACCATTTGTTTCATTACACACAACGGATGAACTTTCGCTCGGCATTTGCGCTGAAAGCGTGGAGTGCCGTAACCCATGTTGTTTAATTTCCTTGCGAAGATTAGACCAATCATAACTTAACTTTCTTTTTACTATACTATCAACATCTTTCTTATAAGTGTCGATAGGTAATATTCCGTCAGAATATTTAGTACGGTTAAATAGTGAGCATGGACCTTTCTCTTTTGCTAATTCATTACTTGCTTTGAGTAGATAGTATTGAAACGCTTCAGTAGTTTCATCTATAAGTCTATATGCGTCAGGTGTATCATATTTTAATTTATTCTTTGCAAGATAGTGTGCTAGACCAATATAACCTATACCTAAACTTCTTCTTGCCTTTGTTGATATCTCTGCAGCCTTGACAGGATAGTTTTGTAAGTCAATCAATTCTTCTAGACCTCTAACAGATAAATCACATAAGTTTTCTAACTCATCTTTGTTTTTTATTTGTCCTAGATTGATTGCACTTAAAATACACAATGCAATTTCACCTTCACCATCAATATGTTCTAATGGGTCAGTAGGTAATGTAATCTCTTGGCAAAGATTAGACATTCTTATTGTATCTTTAAAACTAGAATGAGTGTTACTATGATCTATATTCATAATATAGATACGACCTGTTTCAGCACGTTCTTTTAATATAGATAAAAATAATTCTTGAGCAGGTATCTTTTTCTTTTTGATACTTGTTGCTCTTTCAAACTTTTCATACATTTGATCAAACTCTGGTGTGCCAAATGCGTCATATAAACCAGGCACATCATGAGGTGAAAACAATGTAATGTCTTCGTTATTAATAAATCGTTTGTAAAATAATTCTGATAACTGTACTGAGTAATCTAATTTTCTTACTCTATTATCCTCAGTACCTTTATTGTTCTTTAAAACAATAATGTCTTCTATTTCTTGGTGCCAAATAGGAAAGTGTACAGTTGCTGACCCACCTCGTACACCGTTTTGTGTACAGCACTTAACTGTTGCTTCAAACTTTTTGAGGAAAGGTATGACACCAGTATGTTGAACTTCTCCACCACGAATACGAGAGTTGATTCCACGTATTCTTCCAGCATTGATACCAATCCCTGCCCTTTGGGCGACATAACGTCCAATAGCCATATCACTAGTAAAGATACTAGGAAGAGTGTCATCACTATCAACGAGGACACAACTAGAAAACTGACGCAAAGGAGTACGAACACCAGCCATAACAGGCGTAGGAATATTAATAAGATGTTGTGAGATAGCATTATAATATTTTTTAACATAACTTAATCTTTTATCTTTGTCGTAATTTCTAAACAATGTTGCCGCAATCATCAAATACATAAACTGTGGTGTTTCAAATATTTGACCTGACGATCTGTCTTGTACGAGGTATTTATCAATCACTTGTCGTAAACCAGCATAAGAAAAAATATAGTCTCTTTCGTGTTTAATCATATCTTGCATAGCATTTATTTCTTCTTCATCATACCATTGTAAGAACTCTTTATCATAAACACCTAACTCAATACAATTATTAATATGTTCTTTCAACTGTGGATGCTCCCATAATCTATGAAACAATGATTTACGGAGAGAGAATAAAAGCAAACGAGCCGCCACATATTGATAGTTAGGATTTTCTAATGATATCAAATCACTTGCACTTTTGATTAATATTTGTTGTATTTCGTCAGAGGTAACACCATCAAAGAATTGTAAACCACTATTCATTTCAACTTGACTTTCAGATACTCCTGATAAGTCTTGACAAGCATACCTAACCATGCTGTGTATCTTGTCTAAATTAAGAGGTTCTGTCCCCCTACCGTTTCTTTTTAATACGTTAATACTGTCTGGTGACATTAAACCTCCTTAAAATTGTTTAATTGTTGATGTGCTGATAATTGTGAAAATGTATTATTATCTATAATAGTTTGTATCTCTACTGGCGTCATACCAGCAATGATCATGTCATTAATATCTTTATATTTCAATGACTTTGGCCATATACAAACATTATAATTTTTTTCTATTAATTTTTTTATCTTGTTGATAATTATTGTACTTCTAGGTTCATTATCAAAAACATATACTGATCTTTTCTTTAATGAACTTATTTCTAAGTCTGAACCTGCAACTGCAATAGCATTAGGTAAAAATAAACTATCAAGAGGACCTTCTGTAATATAAATCTTTTTACTAGTGTCTAGTCTTTCTAGGCCATATATTCTTCTTTTGTTCTCATCTAACTTAATAGTTATATATCTAGGTTCTTCATCACCAAAAGCACGACCTTGAAACGCAAACACTTTATTGTGTACATCATAGAAAGGTATTATCACTCTAGGATGATCTTCTTTGATATTAGTAAATTTATTAGGTATGAGTTTATTTACCCATTGATAGAAATTCCAGACAACATATAACTTGTCAGTATGTTCTTCTAGTTTACGTTGTTTGATAAACATATCAAACGCTGGGTGATCAGGTATTTTTTTGAAACAAGTTGCTTCTTTTAAAACTTTATCATCAAACTTTACAGGTTCAAATTTAAAGTCAGGTTCTGTTGAGTTACGTTTACCACTCTTATACTTTTCTAGTACATAAGATTTGTATAGTTGTGGGTCAACATACTCAACCAGTTTACCTAGAGTTGTGCCTTTGCCACAATTGTGACATTT